ACAGCAACGGTAACACAGCCAACAGGCTCAAGTTCTACTGTTTTAGGTGTTGCATCACAATTAGCTGTAATGCATTACCATATTAGCGAGTTCTTTAGAATGCAACCAAAAGGCGTATTATGGGTAGGTGTGTATGCAGTGCCAGGTACTTATACTTTTAGTGAGATTACCACAATGCAGAATTTTACATTAGGTAAAATTAGACAAATGGGTATTTACTCACAGGCATCATTTGATAGTTCACGATTAACGACTATTCAAACTGTTTTAGAGGCATTAGATACAGCACATAAGCCTATTTCAAGCGTTATTTTAGCGAGTGATATAAGTGGGACGGTTAACTTGTCAACGTTGGCTAATTTGGCTACATTGACAGCTTATAAAGTAAGTGCTGTTATAGGTCAAGATGGTGGCGGTTTAGGTTTAAAGCTTTACAACACTACTAAGAAATCAATTACTTGTTTAGGTGCGTGTTTGGGTTCGGTGGCATTGGCTACGGTATCGCAGGATATTGCGTGGAAAGGAAAGTTTAATTTGTCAAACGGCGTAGAATTAGATACGGTAGCTTTTGGTAACGGTCAACTATTTACTGATTTAAGTGATAGTGCAGTAAGCTATTTAAATGACTTGCGATACATCTTTTTACTAAAAAATGTAGGCTCAGATGGTTCTTATTTTAATGACTCACACACAGCAATTACAGTAAGTAATGATTATGCTTACATAGAGAATAATAGAACTATTGACAAGGCAATAAGAGGAGCTTATACTTCATTATTACCTGAAGTTGCAGCACCAATACAGTTGAATGCAAACGGTACTATATCAGATGTAACAATAGCACATTTAATAAGCGTAGCATCACCTAATTTAGACCAAATGGTGAGAGACGGTGATTTGTCTGCTTACGAGGTTACTATTAATCCATCACAGGACGTATTATCAACAAGCAAAATTATAATTGCTATTGGATTATTGCCAAAAGGAGTTAGTAGAATGATTCAAGTAAACATCGGATTTGTAACATTAATTTAAAAGAATATGACACCATTAATAAACGGAATTAATTATAGTTGGTCGGGGATTAAAGTAGTTTTATTTGGCGTTCCTATTGTAGGAATTACAAAGATAAGCTATAATGCAAAACAGAAAAAAGACAATAATTATGGTGCAGGTTCAGAGCCCGTAAGTAGAGGTTATGGTAACGTGGAGTATGAAGGTTCTATGGAAATTTATTTAGATGAATGGAAAAGAATTATTGCAGCGTCACCAAATAGAAACCCTTTAGCTATTGCACCATTTGATATTCAGGTTTTATATGGCTCTAATGCTATAAACCCTGACCAAAAAGACGTATTAAAATCGGTAGAATTTTTAGAAAACCCATTAGATGTTAGTCAAGGCGACACTAAGGCAATGGTTACGATTCCATTGTTAATTGCAGGAATTGAAAGATAGGTTATGACAAACGAAGAAATACAAATTAAAGTTGACGAATTAGCCGTTAAGTATAATTCAAAAGTTATTCCTGTTGTTTTTAAAACGCAAGAAGAAACGGTTGTTTGTTTTTTGAAAGAAATAAGCAGAACGGCAAAATTGAGAATTTTAGATAGTGCTGTTACAGGCGGTTTTAGTGCGTGTGAAATGTTAGTAGATGATTGTTTATTGCCTGAAGCTGACTATATGAAGATTAAAGGAAATGACGATTACTATATTGGTGTTGTTATGGAAATTAATAACATGGTAAAAACTGCTGTTAATCAGTTTAAAAAAAAATAGCTGACAATATTATTGTAGAAAGCACGGATAGTGAAATAGGATTAACGGAGTGGTCTGCGTTAATCCTATTTTATTTTAAAGAAGATACGGATGATATGGATGATGACAAGATAGCAAAAAGAATATGTCAATTGTCATACGCATTAAAAAGAACAGGTCAATTAAAATAACATGGCAAATCAAGACGTTCAATATACACTTTCATTAAAGGATTTATTTACTTCAAAAATTAAAGAAGCGGATGTTGCTGCAAAGGGTTTATCATTTACGATGAAAGATTTGGCTGTTATGGCAGGTGGTGCGTTTGCTGCTATTGGAATAGGTAATTTTTTACAGTCAAGTGTTGAAGCATTTAATGAAAGTGATAAAGCAGCAGCGCAACTTAATGCAACTCTACAAAGCACAGGATTTGCAGCAGGTTTAACGAAAGACGCATTAGACGCACAGGCGGAAAGTTTGATGCGTGTATCTACATTTGATGATGATGCTATCACAGGAGCGCAATCACTTTTGCTTACATTTACAAATATTAAAGACGCTGTGTTTAACGATGCAATACCAGCTATTGCAGATTTGGCTACTAAAATGGGTACTGATTTAAAAGGTGCTACAATGCAAGTCGGCAAGGCATTACAAGACCCAACGCAAGGTATGGCAGCGTTAAGGCGTGTTGGTATTTCATTTTCTGAAAGCCAACAACAGGTGATAAAAGACATGCAAGATACTGGTAATTTAGCAGGTGCGCAAAGAATGATTTTAGCTGAATTAAATAAAGAATTTGGCGGTTCTGCGAGTGCAGCGGCTCAGACGTATTCAGGACAAACGCAAATACTATCACACGAATTTGGCAATGTAAAAGAAGAGATAGGTGCAATGGTTGCAAGTTTGTTAATTCAATTAAAACCAGCTATGCAGTTAGGTATTGAGTTATTTAAACAAGGCGTTACTTGGATAAAAGAAAATACAGCCGTTTTTAAAGCACTTGCAATTGGAGTTGGGATTGTAACCTCTGCAATGTTAATTAATATAACAACTACAAAGGCTTTGGCATTTTGGCAAGCAATTACAAATACAGCCACAGCCACAGGTGAATTTTTACAAATAGCTTTGGGTAATTCGTATATTATAACGAGTGGTAAAACAGGTGTATTAGCAGCAACACAATGGGCTTTAAATGCAGCAATGACAGCAAATCCTATTGGTATTGTTATAGGTGCGTTAGCAGCATTAGCAGCAGGTATTTATTATGCATGGCAAAAATCTGAAACATTCAGAGGTACTATATTAGGCGTTTGGGAAGTTATTAAGTCTTTGTTTAATTTTGTCGTTCAAGCAGGAAGCGGTTTAGGTACTTACTTAGAAGGTATTTTTACGTTAGATACTGACAAAATAAAAGAGGGTGCTATGCAAGTTGCAAGTGCGTGGAAAGATTTAGATGTTTCAGGTTCTTATCAAAAAGGATTTGAGATAGGAAAGAATATACAGACAGGCGTTAAAGATGGTGTAAAAAATGGTGTATCGGGTGTTACGGCTGTTGCACCAACAGGGACAGGAACAACGCCAACGACAAGCGTTAAAACGCCTAAGGCGTCAAATGTAACAGGGCAAAAATCATACAATATAAATATATCAATAGATTCATTGGTTAAAGAATTTAACGTTCAAACATCAACGATAGGCGAGGGAGCGCAAAAAATAAAAGATATTGTTACTCAAGTAATGTTGAGTGCTGTAAATGATTCACAGATAATTGCAGAAAGATGATTACAGATTTAAAAAGAGAATTTAACTTACAAAACGTTGTTATCCGTAATGCGTTACCGCCATATCCTGTTGGTGGTGTAACGCCTGTTAGCAATGACAGTAACTATCAAATAAATCAAAATACAAACATAGATAAACCTGTTTCAGTATCTTCTTTAGGTACTCCTGTATTTTCTAATTTACAGTTCTTAGCAGACGAATTTACTGACAATTACGGTAAAACGACATCATTTAAAGCAGTAACATTTGACGCTGTTATAATGACTGTAAATCAACAAAAAAATATAGTTACAACACAGATACAAGGTCGTGACGGAACGGTAAAAGAGGAGATAGGAAAAGGTGACTATGTCGTTACGATTAACGGAATTATTACAGGCGTAAACGGCCATTATCCTATTGATGAAGTTAGAGAGTTCAAGAAAATGTTGAATGCAAATAAAGCATTACAAGTAGTATCTACATTTTTACAGAATTTAGATGTTACTTATTTAGTTATTAAAGATTATGACCTACCGCAAGAAATGGGCGGTTATTCTTATCAAAAATTTTCAATTACAGCATTATCCGACAGCTTACAAGAAATATTCATTTTAAATGCTTAACGTAATTACACAAATAGAAATACAGCAATCTGATAAATTAGTTTCAGGGCGTAATGCTTTGCTGTATTTTGATTTTGTATGTGAATTTGAGGCTTCAGATAGTTGGGAAAACTTTACTAATAAATGTTCTATCACTTTACCTTATTCTGTTTTTTATTCGGACGTAAACGGACGTAAAAAACTGATAAATAATATAGGTGGATTCACTGATAGTCCTACGTTTTTGCGTGGTGACAAAGTTAAGGTAACTTCAGGATATAAGTATTTCCCTAATGGCATAGAAACAGTTAGTACAGCCGTTATTTTTGAAGGCTTTATAGCTAATGTAACAAGTAAAAAGCCTTTTACATTAGAGTGTGAAGATTATATGTATTTGCTAAAACAAATACCAGCAAAAGGAGGTTCAAACAATTATTTTAGTGGTAAAAAATACACAGTAGAAAAAATAATTCAGGAACTCATAGATAATTCAGAGTATAAAGGCGTTATAAACGTAAATCAAAAGACACAAACAAATATAGGCGACTATATTATAGAGGGAAATATGACTGTTATGCAGGTTCTTGAAGATTTGCGTAAAAATGCACATTTAGAATCGTTTTTTCGTGGCACTGAATTACAAATAGGGTTTTTAGTATATGATGAATCGATAGCAATTGAGCGTGAATTGCAACAAAAAAAGGTCTTTGTATTTCAACACAATATTATTGAAGAAGATTTAATATACAAAAGGCGTGAAGACGTTGTATTATCGGCTGTTGCGTGTAGTTTCAATGAAATAGAGACGGATAAACAAACAAAAGACGGTCAAAAAAAGACTAAAAATGAACGCTTAGAAGTTTTGGTCTACAATAAAAACGGTGAGTTAGTAGGTGTAAAAAAAGAAAAAGGAAAATCATTTCCTGAAAACAAAGAAGGTGAGCGCAGGACGTTCTTTTTTAAAGACGTTACAAGCGCAGATACATTGATACAGCGTGCAAAAGACAAGCTAAATGATTACTTTTATAGCGGATATAGAGGCACTTTTACAACATTTGGTATTCCATTTGTAAAACAAGGTGACAATGTGTATTTGATAGATAAATCACTACCTGAGAGAAGCGGTTACTATAAGGTAAAATCAGTTAGATATACAGGTGGTGTAAATGGGTTAAGACAAGAAATTGAATTAGATTATAAGATACCAAAATCACAAACAGAAATTGACGAAATAATTAAAAAATTTAATGACTGGAGATAGAAAAATAAAAGAAGCGATAGAAACGATGTCGGGCACACGTGGTCAGCAATCTATAAAATTAGTTGAATGTGAGGTTATTTCTGTTGATGAAAGTAAAAGAACATGCAATGTTTCTGTAATTGGTGGCAATGCTGAATATGATATAGAAAATGTGCGTTTAATGGCTACTATTGACGATGGGTTACTGATTATTCCAACGGTCGGAAGCCAGATTTTAGTAGCACACAATAATCAAAATGTGAAGTATATTTGTCAATTTAGCGAGATAGAAAAAGTTCTTTTAATTACAGGCGAAACATCTATTGAAATTAAAGACGGTTCTGTAAAATTCAATGACGGTTCATTTGACGGATTTGTGAAAATTAAAGATTTAACAGATAAGTTAAACGATATGGTTAGGCTCTTGAATGTTGAGTTAGGTAAAATACAGACAGGAATCATCGCAGGTGGTGGTAGTTACACGCCTACTAATTTACAGAACTTTAATAAATCTGATTATGAAAATACGAAAATAACACATGGCGAATAGGATAGATTATTTATGTGGTTCGGATGGTGATTTGCTTATTTCAAATGGTGATTTCGTTGTAGGAATTTCGGATGAAATGCATATCGAAGATACTATCAAGTCAGACGTTGGACATTGGAAAGAAAATCCGCAAGACGGTGTAGGAATTGATAAGTATATTAAGTCAACAGGTCAAGAACAAGTGTTAGCGAGGTCGATTAAATTACAATTAGAAAATGACGGATATACGGTTAACAATCCAATTGTAGAAGTTGATAATGAGAAAGTAACAATTACACCAAATGCAGAGTTATAGAGCAACGAGCGGTCAATCTGTTTTAGATATATGTTTGTCGGTGTACGGCACTTTAGATTATTTAATTAAATTGGTAGTAGATAGTGGTGTAAGTGGTGTTGATTATGTACCAAAAACGGGCGACATTTTTTATTATGACAATACGTTAACGGTAAACAGTAACGCCTTTCAAACGAGGTCTGTTGCACGTTACGCAACATTATACAGAGATAACTCGATTGCAGATTTTGGAATTGATTTTAATATAGATTTTGGATAAAAATATGAATATGAAAAAGATTTTTTTAAGTTTATTTGTTTTGAGTTTCTTTTTTGCAAAGGGTCAAGATACTTGCACTTCAGATGCAAGGCAGTATGTAAACACAAACATTACGCAGAATGGAATTAGAACTATTACAGGCACTAAATTGAATGTAGCGTTGAATAAAATTTTAAACGCTGTTGATTGTAACGACTCATTAACGGATAGAATATATGTACAGACAGACAGCGCAACAGTTGTTAGTTATGAAGTATTAAACTCACAGAATGCACCGCCAGGAAGTCCAGCAACAGGTGACACATACTTAGTAGGCACTTCACCGACAGGCGCATGGGTAGGACACGCTAAAGATATAGCGGAGTGGAATGGTTCTGCATGGGTGTTTACGGATGGTGTTCAAGGTGACTTTTTATATAATGCAACAAACGCCTTGACTTATATATTCAGGTCGGGGAATTGGGTTCAAACAACAGGAATACCAGCGTTGAATAATGGTAATACGATTAGTTCAGGATTAAGAATTGGAACAAATAACGCACGTTCTTTGACGTTTGAAACTAACAATGTAAATCGTGGAAGATTTGACAGCGTTGGTAGATTCTATGTTTACGATACATCTTTACGTAAAGCAAATAAGTATCTTCAAATAGACAGCATAACAGGGCGGTTGGTTGCAAGTGAGATTAGCGGTAGTAGTGCTTCATCCTCACTATTTCCAAATGGTGGTAAATTAGTTGAAACTGATAGAGCAGTTCAAGCGGATGATGCAGGTTATGCATTACTTCTATCTGATGGGGTTCAGTTAACAATTCCAACTATATGTCCTTTAAGCCCAGGACAATACTTTGGAATTAGTACAAATAGTGCTACTGCATCATTTATATTAGAAGGTAATCCTTCTGAGTTAGCTGTTTATTTATCCTACGCAGGACAAGGAGCTGCTTTAGTTAATGAAGTTGTAACTTATGTTGCGGCAGATATTGGTGGTAGTACATCACTTATATTATTGACACAAATTGCTGGAAGCAATGATACTGTAATGACTGCTAATAGATACTTCTTTGAACAATCACAAAACGCAATTCCATTAAGCGGAACGGAAGTAGGTAGTCCTGTAACGGGTGATATTGAAATGGGCGGTATAGGTTCTAAGCAAATTTATGCTGGTGATTTAGTTAGCGACTTTACAAGTATTATTATAAATAAAGACGATTTAATAACAAAAATACAAAGTAAAGTTGGGTCTGATGTGGGTGAATTAATTGTAGAGTCTGGAGGTGTAGCAATTAATAATAATAATTCGGCTTCTTATGGATTAAAGGGTATAGTTGACTTTTCAGCCAACATAACAGACCTTGACTACACACAAAAGAAGTATGTTGACAACCGAATCTCCGACACGGCAACACAGATACGTTCTGAAATCCCAAACGTGTCAGGTTTTGCAACCATAACAAATTTAGCAGATACTTCAACAGCATTACGCTCACTGATAAGCGCAAAAATAAGCACTACAACGCTTACCGATTCACTCGCTAAAAAGACAAACAAACTTATTTCATTCAGTTCTTACACGACATCTGACACATTAAGGTTGACAGATGCCGACAAAGTAATTGAGATGAATGTAGGTACGGCTAATAACTTAGTAATACCAACTAACACAGCTTACGCTTTCCCTGTTGGTACGCAAATAGTTTTAATACAAATTGGAGCAGGGCAGACAACCTTTGTTCCTGCAAGTGGTGTTACGGTAAGTTCTGCGGGTGGTAAGCTAAAATTAACAGGTCAATATAGCGGTGCAACTATTATTAAAAAAGGTACAAATGAATGGTATTTATTTGGAGATATAACGAATTAATGAAAAAACTTATTTACATATTATTTCTGTTTCCACTTTCATTGAGTGCGTTCCCGCCTGTAACACATGGTGTAATTGCAAGTCAAATAAGCCAATGTGACGCAGATGCTCAAAAGTATATTGATTCAGCGGGTATCACAAACGCAACAGAAAAAACAGCTATTTGTAATTGTGTAAAGCAGTTGAAAGATTCATCCGTGTGGACTAAATTAGATGCTATTTATCCGTACTTAGGGAGCACGTCTGCATCATGTAAATGGAACTTAAAAAACCCTGTTAATTCAAACGCAGCATTTAGATTAACATTTTCAGGGGGGTGGACTTTCA